ATCTCCTCTGCTTTATCTATGATATCAATTACTTTTACTGTTGCCATATTACAATCCTAATTTTTTAAGTTCTTCTTTGGTCAAAGATCTTTTATCATAAATAAAAGTCCAATACTCTTCTCTGTGCAAAGGATTCCAACGAACTACTCTACCGCTTTCTCCTTTAGATGCTATTGGTTGTCTCTTTGAGGTCTCTTGAACTGGCTCCTCTACAACCTCTGAATTGTTTTCAAGAGTATCAAGCTTGTCCATTAAGTCTGCAAGTTTTTCTTTTGGATTTAATTTGACATTAAACTTTTCTTTTGCAACCTTTAAAACTTCATCTTTCTTCATTTCTTTTTCCTCGCTTTTATATTTCCAGTCCTCGAGGCTTTTCTTGATCCTTTTGGTCCTAGAACTTTTACTAAGGTACCATAAACATAGGCATTCAATCTATCGCCTGTTAAACCTTTCTTCTTGCCCTGAGCAGTAAGCCTACGCTCAAGAGCTTCTTTTTTTGATCCTTTTGGCATTTTACTTTAAAAGAGGGGAGCCGAAGCTCCCCAACTCTATAATTAAGAATTTAACTTAATTTCGCCAATTGCTGTTGGTATGATTACCTTATAGCCATAAACAGATAATCCTCTCACACCATCACCGAATGAAGACTCAAGTCTTACAGTTTCAGTATTAGTCATTTGAGAAGCATATGCTACAGCTTTAGGGTGACCAAAGAATCCAGTAGTCACAGATCCACTAGTAGGTAGATTGTTAGATACATAGACAGTAAATCTATCGATCATTCCAATGTTACCATTTCTTAGTGGAGACTCAGCATCACCTGTTAGGTATGCTTGCTTAAGGTCTGAATTTTTAATGATCGCAGCAGTTGCTGGGTCAATAATCATGAACCTTTCTGTTTCTGGGATATTATTTTGGTCTAGTGTTTTACCAGCAGTCAAAATGTGCCCTAAGATGTTACCTGCATTAGTTCCAGCCTCACTACTGTTAACATCTGTTAAAGATGATCCTGAACCAATGTTTGCAAACACATCTGTTTCGATAGCGATTTTCATGTTTTGAGCTGCATCTTCTGCTGCTGCATTCATGAAATCAATATCGGCTTGCGATCTTAAAATATCATCAACTTTAAAAGCGTAGCTTTTAGCCTTGTTGATATCAAGCTCTACTGTGCCTGAAGTTACATCTGCATAAGATAAAGAACCAGTATAGTCTGCAACTGTGACAGCTGGGACTGTTCTAATGTTTACCTTATTACCTAATCCTGAAATTTCTCCTTCGTACTCGTTAGTTGTTACCTCAGATAAAATTGTTTGAGCGTAAAACTTAGCTTGTAACTTTTTAGAAAATACTTCAGGTATGAAGTGTTGCTCACCACTTGCGAAACTAAAACTTCCGCTTGAAGATGAATATGCCATTTTTTTCTCCTAAAAAAATTTTTTAAAATTAAAATAGCAAACTTATTTTTCCCGCACCCTTCCTTCAGAATAAGCTAGATCAATTTCTTTTTCTAACTTACGAAACTCTTTATCAGAAAGTCTTCCAATTTCTTGGGCAGTCCAAATTTTTTTGCTACTACCTAAATTTTGTTTCCTGGCTTTAGAGAGTGAAGGTTCAACATTTTGTTTTGCCTTTTCTACTAATTCCTTTTTAGAAACATTTTTGGAAATCAAACCTAAATCTTTTTTATATTTTGATAAAAGCGATACTACATCTTCAGCATCTCCGTCAGCGGCTGCGTTCTGCCACATTCTAGATTGTCTGCCAAGCCACAAATTGAAATCTTCGCTTTGTGAAACTGACTGATAATCTGGATGAGCATCGGCAATCGTACCGAAATGCTTTTTATCGGCATCCTCTTTACGAGCATTCAGAACATCTTCTGTTGCCTGATTTACTCTTTGATCAACAGCTGCGATGCGAGCATCAACATATTTTTGAAGCGGTTGTACAATCTCTGGATAGTCTTTGACTATTTCAGAAAGATCTACATTAACCTCTTCTTTCTGTTGTTCAATCCGAGTTTCAGACCTCATTGCTTCCATTGCCTTGAGTTTATTATCCATCTCAACAACTTTCGCTTCGAGTTCTTTTTCTCGCTGGGTTGATTTGGTCATTTTCGCCTGAGCGTTTTTGTACCTCTCTTCCCATTGTGTAGCCGATAAACCTTTATCAGATTTAACTTCTTCTTCCTGAATCTCTTCTTCTGGCTGATCTATTGCTTCTTCAGTATCCTGAGATTCATCGGGTGAATTTTCTGCTTCTTCAACAATCTCTTCTGGAGTGTCCTCTACCTCTGCTTCGGGGTTTGCAAGTCCCTTTGCTTCTGGCTCGGATTCCTGTTGAGCTTCTTGCATCTGCTTCTGCAACTCATCAGCTTCTTTTTCAAGCCTTTCAGCGATCATCTCGCCTCTAGTTTTTTCTCTACTCATTTTCTCGGTCCTTATCTGGGGTGTCGATAAAATTATTTATATATGTTAGATGTATCCTTACGGGTACCTAACGAGTCGATTACTTTACCAGCAATCTCGTCTAAAGATACTATAAACTTTAAAATGTCGCAACGACCTTGACTAAAGCGGTAGTCCTCCGTTATTTCCAACTGGTCCCTCTCCATCTGGCGAAGGGACTCCATTTCTTGCATCAGGTCCGACCATTCCTTCGGCATTTTGGACTTCAGGGCTCTGACCGCCCTGCTGGCTGGCAGCGATAGCTTGTTGTAGTGCTTGCTCATTCATTAGCTCCTCTTGTGATTTAATTACTTCGTCTGGATCAATATCTAAAGATTTAGCAATATCAACCAATAGTTTTTCTCTATTGACCATTTGTGCATCTAAAGGATTATTAATCAGAGATAAGAATTGTAACAATCTTTGTGACTGTACTTCTTTTTGTATTAGGGCTGTGGATCCTCTAGCAACGATTCTCATATCTGATTTGACCATTTCATTATCATTCCATGTCATGTTCCAATCATAAAGAGATCTCACCATTGGCTTGGTTAAATAGTCATCAATATTTTTGATAACTGATTTTAAAACTATGTTTGCATTGGACATCAAGATTGATATACCAGTCGCTGTTCTGTTCAAAGAGCTTTGCGTTTGTCCGTGTGTATATGATGGTAACGCAGTTGTTTCATCGGCAAACCTTCTAAATAATTCAATTACAGATACAAGTGCAGGAGAGTTTGATTGAGGCTGATAGAAACGCACCATGGGCTGATTTCCATCTCCCCCTTCTCTAAGGAACACCCTCCATGGATAAAGCTCTGTAGGGTCTTCTCCTGAAGCCATAATGTCTGTATTAACTTCTACCATCGGTCCTGAAGATAAAGCAACATTATCAAGATAAATTCTTGTAGCAGCATTCATTGTGTTCTGTGAATCTCTCATCATTCTTGGTACGCCAGTACCCCAGAATGCATGAGGATTTTTTTCGTATGGGAAAATGAAATAAGGTATGACACCGCCTGGAAGCGGGTTAAGTTGTGCTTTGATAACCTTGTCTTCTGTAAACCAAATGTTTGCCTGATATTCCATAGATGGATCATCATCATCAAGATCAACGCCAGCCTCTATAAGGTCATACCCATTTAAAGATCCCCAAAACTCTACTAATTCAAATTTTCTTGTTTTGGTTTCGTAATCGTTTATGTTTGCGATTTCTCTTCTATCTTTTTCATGTTGCTCCTCATAGTGATTACCATCAGGATATTCTTCTATACAAAGATCTATTAGATCAGAGTTGAAGCCAGGATAGTCTTTAAGATCAACAAAGTCCTGTCTAGATATAATATGCCTTCTAAAAATATTACGCATATCATCGATAGAAGTAGCATATGGATCAGGGTATAAATCGAATATGGAAACGGCTTCCATTTCGGGAGAAGGGCTTTCTTCATATATGAGATTAAATCCTTCATCGGTTTTTATCCATTTGTGATCTTTATCAATTCGTAAGGTACCAGCTTTCATTGCTCCTGTCCCAAAAATAACTTGCTCCATAATGGCATCTTTCATTTTGCCTTCTAGATTATTTTCAATGGCTTGATCAAGAATCGCTTCTTCCATGTTATCAACACGCTTCTTAGTTTCTTCCTCCAGCTCCTCTTTAAGCTCTGAGAATCTTGCAGCTATTAGATCATCTACTAATCCTGGATCAATAACTTCAGCTGCTTGCATAATTTCTAATGCAGCTTTTTCTGTAAGATCTTTTTCTACTAAGGGTTGTTTTGTTATTGGGGTTGGTTCAATTGCGAAAAACTTTTGTCCAGGTTGGAACAATAGATCTGTCATTCTTGAATATGCAGCTAAGACTTTTGTTCTGGTAAGTCCAACATAAACTTGAGATCTTTCTCCCTTTTCTTGAATCTTTGCTATTACTTCAGGATCGTATTGACCCATAAATGCACGAAGATCTTCAATCCAATCATCTTCTACATCGTTTCTTGCATCTTTGTATTCTGCAAACTTAGCTCTGAGTGTTGATCCCAAAGAATCTAATTGCTGTTCTTCTTCCTCTGAAGGATCTACAGCTGTTGAGATACCCTCGGGTCCTAATCCTTTTTCTTCTTCCATTTAAAAAAACTGCCTCTTCACTTGCGTAAATTTTTGTCTATGCTTTCTTGGCATACTGTTCAAGCCGAACAAAGCAATAGCATATGCCATTATTCTATCATCAAAACACCCTGATTGGGCATTTGTTATTCCTCTAGCATCTACGACATAAGTTCGTAGTTCGCTTATAAGTTCTTCATCAACTATGCCAGACTCTCCCTGGCGTAATAGATGTACTAAGTTATCAATAATTAACGGCTTTGTCTTGCTTGTAGTCAAAAAACCTGCTCTTCGGGTAAGTTTATCAACATAAGCATCATCCACAGTTTGCTCAACATATAGGTTGGGATAACCAAGTTCTTGTATTTTTCTGATGGTTGTCAGCCCGTGGTTGTTCCTTTCGATCAGGGTCCAGGCTTTGTTGTAGTAAGCTCCAATTGTCCCCACGATGTAGGCGAGGTCAAACGGGTCGACATGACCGCTCCAGGTCGCAACTTGATTCCCGAGATGATCCAGGACTTGAATGCAGGAGTAGTCTCCATGCTCTAAGCCCTCTGAGACATCAACGCCCATACAATAACGGAGAGAATCCTTTGGATTCTCGAAAATTTTTAGGAGCCCCTTTTCGTGAGGAACCAGATTAGATTCACGCACATCACAGCGTTCAACGGGGGAGAAGCACTCAACCGCAGCTTGATCAATGTATTTGGGCTCAACAAATAATCTACCAGTAGTCAGAAACGCCTCTTGCGGGGTCGAAGGATATTCCTGTCGGAACAGATCTTCACTACCAAGCTCCTGAATCTTCAGCCGCCTATACATGATCTGCTCATCAGATAGATCAAACATAGCCTTTATATCTTCTTCTTCTCTCTCAAGTTCAAAGTATGGATCTGTCTTACGCTGATACTCTGGCATCATATACCAGGGTATGAAGCATATATCCCACTCGCCCTCTCCCCGTAACGACCTCATGCAGGCATCATAGAACCACCCCCCTGCTCCGTTAGCAGTCGATTCTAATAGTATTTCAGACTCAGCTTCTGGAACTGTCTGTAATAACCCTGGAATAATATCTGCGTTTGGATAAAAAGCTACCTCAGATCCGTGTAAATAATTAGTAGTCCACCCTCTACCGACTTCTCCTGTCCTGGCAGTAGCTATACGCCAGCGTGATCCGTGTGTAAAAGCCATAGAATTACTTGTGGATTCTTTAAGTTCTGGGGTTACAACGGGATGAGGTAAATTATCATAGAAGTTTCGCACCATACTGAAGATAGCTTTAGTCGATTCATTAAGGTGTGATACAACTACCGCATTCTGATTCTGGGCACTTACCGTTTTCCAGAACCCCCGTGCCTGACAATATGTCGATATACCCGTTTGTCGTGATTTTAAGATGAGCATTCTTACACGATTATGATGAGAATATTGCTCGTTTATTTGTTTATCAAGTTGGATCTGTGCTGCATTCAAATTTAAGGGTATAAGTTTCCCCTGTTTATCCACAATTTTTAAACAATGTTTGGCATATTGAGTGAGATCCGATTTAAAGGTTTTTATAATTTTTTGAATTTCACTTTTTTGAATTTCAGAACTCAAGAAATCACCCCCCCCAGTAAATGCATGGGTATGTATGTGGGTATATGTATATGATGTACCATGGACCCCGCCCCCAGCCCTTTATTTATGCGGCTTTCAGAGGACATGGGTGGTATGTATTGCAAGCACCACCTAATTAAGGTGATCCTCTTTCTCGATAAAATCTAAAGTTTCAAACCAAGAATCCTTCATAGAAACTTCAAGCTTTGTATTCGCATCGATCATTCCATAGAATTTCATCAAGATCTCGAGAGCCTTTACTCTAGAGCCTGCGGTATGACCTGATACTTTGCCCAGGGCTTCATCTTTTAGTTGCTCTATGATGCTGTCATGGTCTTTGAGGTTGCGTTCTTTGCTATCAGCCAGCTCAATTGCAAGCATTTTCTGAACTTCATCATCATTCATCATTCGGTAATCCC